TTTACTACTTTTCATCTTATTCTGATTTAATTGTTATACTTTTCTGCTGTACAATCATTATACTTTATAGGTAATAATTCTCTATCGATTCATCTTCTCTACATTGCTCGTAGTAATCGTATGCGTCTGATTCGTGTTTTTGTAGGTAGTCATCAGCGTATTTATTACTAAAGTATTCGTCAATAGCTGTAATTAGTTCGTGTTTTTGAATGTCATCAAAATCATAAGGCTCTAATTCAAACTCAAAAGCATGGTCTGTTAAGTAACAACCATCATGGTCATATCGTACATAGGAATTACACCAATACTCCAAACCGTTTAATTGGAATGTTACTTCGAAATTAGAATCGTAGATATCCGATTCTTTGCAAATGTTTAGTTCTTTGTTCATTTTACGTAAGTTTTAACGGGCAACTGAATTGCTACCCGTTTGTAAATATATACATTATTTTTAATTCACAATACCTTTGTGCGAATAATTTGTATTAAATAATGCTTTGCCTAATCTTTGAAGCGTTTGAGTGTTTAAACCGCCTTCGTGTTTTAGAAACTTATTGAACTGCGATTGTTGTAATCCCGCTCGTTTGCAAAGACTTCTTGGGCTTTCACACGTTCTTGCGAAGTGGTCTCCTATTTCTTTGCGTGTTATTTCCTCTATGCTTATAATGTAGCTTAACATATTAGAAAGGTAAATCGTCTTTTACTTCGTGTTTTTGTTGTGTTGGTTGCTCTTGCTTTTCTGCAAGTGTAATCTTACCGTCAGTCCAAACTACTTTACCATTCCCTAAATAGGTTTTGTCAGCTTTAGCCTCACGCTGTTCTTTTGTTTGCCCTATTGCAATACTTACATTATTTCCGTACTTTGTTTCGTCATTCACGCTAATTTGAAGCGATAGGTATTTTTTACCGTCTTTCTCGTAAATGCTTTTTTTGTCGATTTTTGCAAGGTCGATGCTTGCACTGATAATTGTACTCATGTTTATTTGTTTTTACTTGTTAATTGCTGTTTCTAAAATCTTATAATATTCTCTTGCTATTGATACTTTCTCAATAATTTTTTCAATCGCCTTTTCGTCACGCTCAACTATAAACCGTTTTACTCTTAAACGTGGCTCAATGTGTTCAAAGTTGTGCTTCATTTGGACTTCATGTCGTAAATCAATGTCTTCGTCAATTAGCCCCGCTTTCCAATGTGCTCTCCTTACTTCGTCTTCGACTATCTGAATAGGTGTATTCATTAAACAATAAACCAATTCTGCTTGAGTATGACCCGTTAACCACATATAACCCATTAACTGCCAATAGTAGTCTTTGTTTTTTAGTTCAGTGTCAAACATAGGAAACGTACTCAAGTCCCAACTGCATTTTATATCTGCTAAAAGTGAATCCGTGTTAATGTCAGGCTCTCCCGTTAAGTATTCGTTATTAAAACGCTCCGTGTTTTTAACTACAAAATCCCAATCGAACTGCTCACTTGCAAATTGTATGGCATCGTCTTCCATTTCCAAACCTTTGTCGGTATAGCGTGAACTAAACTCTTTACGGAATCCAAAATAGTTTTCTTTGAATACTTCCTCAACATAAGCCTTTGCAGTAGCCGAAATCAACTCCGACTTACTGCGTGGCTCTGTCATTATCTTACCTAAAGACGAACAACGTACTAACATGATGCTAAAACTTTAGTTTGTTCTGCTGTTAACTCGAACTTGTTTAAGTCCGTCTTTTTGGCTTTACCTTGTTTGATTGCTTCGATTGCTTTAACAAAACGCTCATCGTTGATAGGTTGCTTTGTTTGTTCTCCTGAAGCATCAGTATCTTTGTCGGTAACTAATCCTAAAGCCGAAGCCAAAGCATAACGTCTGAAGTAAGTAACACCCGAACCAAAAGATTGAAAGTCATTCATGCCTTTAAGTGGCACATAAGGAATTAAACAATTAGAATCTATCTTTTCGCCTGATTCAAAATGAAATATAACCGTAGTTAAATAGTTTTGTCCATCATGTGAGTTGATTAATTGAGTGAATCCTAAACCGTGTTTTTGTAGTAACGGATTAATCACTTTGAAAATTGCGGGAAGGTCGCTGTAAGAATAGCCGTATCCTTGTGTCCCTTTGTGGATTGTTGGCACTTCTTGTTGAAAGTCTGCCAATGCTTTAAATAAATGTTTCATAGTTCTTTTACTTTATGTTTTGACAAATATACGTATTATTTTTAATTCACAAGCACTATTCTAAAATTAAATTATAATCTGATAATAATTCGTAAAGTCTATCTCTTATAATTTGCAATTCTGGTTCGTCTTTTTCTGAGTACTTAATGTGATTTCTTAAACTATGGTCTAAATCACGGACTAACTGATGCCAATCATTTCCTCGCATTGCTGAAATAGCATCTTCTTTGTTTTTAAATTCAAGTGTTACTTTCATGTTCTTTTATTTTTAGTTTATATTCATCTATTAATTTTTTTAGTTCGTCTTTCGACCATTTTTTAACATCGTAAGCACGGTTACGTAATAACTCAAACTCATGCTCCCCTATCTTTTTAATTAAGTTGTTTCCGTACTCGATTAGATTGCCAGATAAAAAGCTATTGCAGTGTTCACATTGTAAGTGGCAATTCATTTCGTCAAACCTTACATTTGAGTGTCCACCTTGAGAAAAATAATGCCCGCAATTTTGTTTTTTAGGCGGTTTTTGGCAACTTATACAAACCAATCCAGCGTCTCTAAGACGGATATAGCGATTAAATACTTGTTGAGCCAATTTAAGATAGTCCTGAAGCGTGAGTAAATCTTCTTTTTGCTTCTTAACCTTGTCTTTTTTAATCTTATCCAAGTTCTTTAAAGCAAGTTTTGTCTTAGAACATAGGTAACAATATTTATCCGTGCTTTTATAGGGTACAAAAACAGTTGAACAATCTCGGCATTTTTTATCAAAATTAGTCTTCATCTTCTTCTTTTATTTCTATTTCTTGCACTGCACAATATAAATTTTGTAAAATTTCTTTTAAAAACCAATCTTCTGTTTGTGACATTTGAACTCTTATGTAAGTATGCATTTCAATAATTTCCCTTTTTGTTCTTTTCATCTTCTAATTTTTGGTAAATGTTAAATAAAGTATTGTAATACGGTAAGTAAGCCCTATTCCCGCTTTGTGATTTAAGCACCTTTAATAAACTTTCTACGGCGTATGCAACACTTTGTATGTAAACTGCTTTAGATAGTCTTAAATCACGGTTTAAATCGTGTTTTCGTAGGTTAAACTCCAAGTCAATTAGTTTCATTATAAAAGTTTTAATTGTTTTTCAATTATTTTATCACCTTTACTAAGATTTTCTTTTGCCCATAATGGTTGAAAGTTTGTGTAATGGTTTAATTTTATTATTTCCTCTTTAGTAGTTGCAGTTGCTAATGGTATAATGTGGTCTAAATGCCATAAACCATGATTTTCAAATGTCATTCCTTTTTTAAATTGTAATTGAATGTATAATCTAAATTCATCTAACGAGCAACCTAAAATTAATTCTGTTTTTGTACTTTTTTTAAATTCATTATTTACACGTTTAAAAGAGTTTCTTATTAAATCTCTTACATTATTTTTGTATTTAAAAGTAAGGTCTGATTTTCTTTTTTTTACATGCCAATCTTTTACGTAGTTATTTATTTTTTGTTTATTAGATTCATAATATTTTTTCCTCATTAAATAAACTTTTTCTTTGTTGTTTTCTCGATATTTTCTTTTATATTCACATCTTTTTTCTTTGTTATTTCTTTGATATTCAAGTACACAACTTTTACAAGTGTAATGTATTCCATCTATTGTTTTTTTATTTTTATGAAATTCAATAAATCTTTTTTCTGTTTTACATTTTGTGCAAAGTTTCATAATATCTTTATTTTGATTACGTTTAAAAGAGTTGCTAATTAAACACCTTATCCTTTTGTTTAATTTATATATAGGGTCTGTTTTTACTTTATTACTTTTATACTCTTTACGATATTCTCTTAATTTTTCTTTATTAGATTCACTATATTTTTTTTTATAATCAATTATTTTTTCTTTATTAGATTGTTGATATTGTTTTTTACATATTTTACAATTTGAACTATAACCAGTTAATTTGCTTTTTTCTTTATAAAACTCATTTAAAGGCTTTTCAATTTTACATTTTGTGCATTTTTTCACAGCATCTTTTTTAAGTCCTCTACTTCCTCACGCATCTTTTGCATTTCAACTTCATTCAAAATTAATGCTTTTTCAAGACTTATGTTTCTAAGTCTGTACGTTTTATTTTCATCTACTAAATGATAAACTAATTCCTGTACATCTAAAAGGTCGTTAATGCTTTCCTTTTGGCTTTTAAGCACGTTTAAAAGACTTTCTACTGTGTTTTTAATGTTTGGTATGTAACAACCTTTATGTAGCGTTAAATCACGGTTTAGTTCGTGTTTTTGTAGCTGAAACATTACTTCGTTTAGTGGTGTCATAGCTTTTCAATTTCTTGTTTAACAAAATCAAAGTAAAGTATCACTTCATGTCTCAACATTTCATTGTAACGAATATCATGATTAAAATCTTCTAATGTTCTATATGCGCAAATACTTAAAGTTGTTTTTTGTAATGAAATAACGTTTTGAATTTCCTCAACTGCAATTAATGCGCATTGTTTTGCTTGTTTAAAGTCTGAGTATTCATTATATTCATTTTCAATATCAGTAAACTTTTCCACTAACTCAATTGCTTTTTCTTTTGGTGTCATAACATCTTTTTTAAGTCCTCTACTTCTAATCTCATTTTTTGCATTTCAACTTCATTCAAAATTAATGCTTTTTCAAGACTTATGTTTCTAAGTCTGTACGTTTTATTTTCATCTACTAAATGATAAACTAATTCCTGTACATCTAAAAGGTCGTTAACGCTTTCCTTTTGGCTTTTAATTAGTTCGTGTTTATGTGGTGCTTTCTGCTCAAGGTCGTCAAGTGCAAATTTTACACGGTGCAAAACAGTAGATAGCTGTGCTTTGCGTATAAGTAAGTCAAGTTCGTTCATAGTTAAAAAGGCATTTCAGTTGCTAAATTATTAAAATTATTTGTAATCGGTTCTTTGATTGGTTTTACTTCATGATTTCTTTTGATAACATC